TCAGCCGACGTCCTGCGGCTCGTCCTCCAGCTGAGCGACGAACCGGTACACACGCCCGGTCTCCAGGCCCACCGCCGCTGCACGTGCCGCGGTCAGGTTAATCGTGGGCAACGATGCGTCCACGGGGACGAAGTTCATGGTCGCCACCCCCGGCTGATCTGCGTTTTCCATCTTCATCTGCAATTTTGCGCGGAACTCCATCTGACTCTCCTGGTAGTGCGGCGGCTGGGAACGCTGGCCGCCGTGTCAGCGATTACGCCTCGATCGACACGATCGAGAGGCTCTGGGTGATGCTCTGGCTGTCGAAGCTGCCAGACTGATGAGTTACGGCCTGCTCGCTGAAGCCGACGATCTCGGCGCGGTAGGTGCGCTGACGGCTTCCGTCGGCGCCGTCGTTCAGCGTTACCGAGCCGGACCAGTAGGACGTCGCGATATCGGGCCCGTCCGTTTCGTTCGAAATGTCGATCCCGCCACCGGCGGTGAAGGAGGTCCAGAACATCTCCGGATCGTTCTCGATCCGCCGGTAGACGTTGACCGTGCAGCTGTTGCTGCCCGCACCTGCCACGAAGCCCTGGGTGCCGTACTGCCCCTTCTGCCGGCGATGATTGCGCGTGAATCCGACCACCACATTTTTATTCGCACCGTTGGTGTCGAACGGGCCGTTCACCAGCTGCGTGCCGACCGTCACAGTCGTGGTGGACTGCACCGCGTTCCGACGCACGCCGGCCGAAATAGCACCGCCCCAGTAGGCGTTGCCGCTGTAGTCCATCCACATGGTGGCGTTCAATTTCGACGCCGCCGCGGCTCCCACGTTGGGACCGAAGTAGTCGATCAAACCCTCACCGCCGACACCGAAGCCGTTGCCGATGATCCGCTGCGAGTTGCCACGCCACACCCGCAGGTATCCCTTCTGGATCTCCAGTCCGTCCGCAGCACCTGGGCTGAGAATGTTCAGCACGTTGGCCAGCATGTTGATCTCGCTGGTCGTTCCGTTGTTCTTGTTCTGGATGCCACCGATGTTGCCGTTTACGTCGGTGAAGAACCCCACGCTGGCGAAGGACTCCTGACCACCCGCAGACCAAGGCGACGGTGCGTCCTGGCTCGGCTGCACCTCTTCGAGCATCGGGCGAACAAAGCGGCCGAAGTCGGTGCCATTCCCTGCCGCAGGCGCCAAGGCCAACCGAAGGGCGACAGCCCTGCATCCAGCCGGTGGAGTGAACTTCACAAAGATGCGGTCATAAGCGGCCAGGGTATTGCCGCCACTGGCCTGCGATCGCGGCGAGACCACCTCCATGCCTGGACCAGTCACCCACAAGAACGGCACGCCCGCATAGCCGCTGGCGTACACGGACGCGATGTAGGATTTCCCCGGGGTAACAGGGATAGATGCCGTGTTGCGCCAGATGACATTACCGTTTCCATTGGCGGTCCCGCTCTTCGTCAGGATCAGCGCGCGCATGCCGGTCGGTACACCGGCGTCCACGTCCGTCTGGACATAGCCGGATACGTTCTGTGCGTTTGAGGTGTTGGCCTCAAACGCCCAGCCTGGCGTGGTGACATTGGGAACAGCATCCGCAAATGTAGTCGCGGCGAGCATGTTGCCTGCACCGCTGAGGTTGGCGTTAACCTTCGCTTCCAGCTGGAGATACGCCGAGGCGTCAGCTTTGCCCGCTACCGCTGCCTGCACCTGATTCAGCTGCGTGGCCTGAGCACTGATCTGCCCGCCCTGCTGGATGACGGTCCCGGTCAGCGACTGCAATCCACCGGCAGTGGCGTCGGCAACCGCCTTGGCCGCCTGCGCTTCGGTCACATCGAGCAGCACGAAGTCGTCCCAGATCATCTGCTGGCCTGCGACCATGCTCGCGTTGTGATAGGTCTGGAAGATGAGCTGGTTCTTACCCTCCGGAATCGTCATGTTCCCGCCAACCTTGACGAACGAGTCAGTCGGCACGGTGCCCGCGTTGAAACTCTGGAACGCCGGGAACGTGGCAGACGCACCGTTCAAGGAAAGACTTGCACGCAGCTGGATGGTGCCGGTCGTTGCTGCGCCCACGCGCTTCACCCACCCCTCTGCGTAATAGGTCCGCCCCGGCGTTACATCAAAGGTCTGCAGCGCCGTGCTTCGCGCCACACCATCACCAGTGACCGTCAGGGCGTTGGCACCGGTACGCCCGTTGGCGGTTACGATCGCCCAGCTGGACAGCGCGGTGCCAACAGGACGCCCTTCAAAGCTGCCATCGATCATCATGTTGCTGCCAGAGCGGTTGGCCTGTGCCAGCCCTGCAGTGACCGTGGTGATCGCCTGACCCTGCACCGTGGTGGTGCCCTCCAGCGTGGTGACCTTGCCGTTAAGCGTGTTGGCGAGCGCGACATTTGCGTTCAGGGTTGCCGCAGCCTCTTCCACGGAAGGCGCGTAGCCGGTAGCGGTCGAACCGATCTGGACTTGCACGTTGTCCCATTCGACCCACTGCCCGGCAACGTTTGCGCCGTACACGCGGAGGTAGACCACGCACGACACGGCATTGGCCGGAGCGGTGCCCATCCACGAAACGCGGGCCCACTCAGGCCCCGCCCGATACTGCGTAGCGGCGGGGGTGCCGGAGTAGCTGATCACTGCGCCGGCGGCGTCGGTCCAGCGGAACTGCAGGAACACCCGGGCCGAGTCGCTGCCCCGCACGTAGGCCGAAAGGATGTGCGGCTTACCCGCCTCCACCTTGATCACCTTGAGCGCGGAGCTGGAGACGGTTTCCAGGTAGCCGGCGGCCGGCACGTTGTCCAGCTCCCAGCGCCATGCGCGGGTGGACGACGGAAGGGTGGAATCAGCCCACAGCCGGCGGGTGACGCCGGAACCCAGACCGCCGCTGTTGTTGATCCAGCCCGGCACTGCGCTGGCGCTGGTAGCCTCCACCTCAAAGCTGCTGTTACCCAGCAAGTTGTCGCCGCCGATGCTGTTCAGCCCGGACTGCAGCCCATCGGCACGCAGATTCACGGCGGTGATCGCCTGGCCCTGCGAGTTGAGTGTGTTCCCCTGCTGCGTCACCTTGCTATCAAGCGTCTGGAACGTGGTGTTGGACACCTTGTCGTTCAGTCCGGTCTGTACCTGCCCGATCAGGGTTGCCTGTGAGGACTGGACCCCCTCGATGATGGTGGTGCGCGTGCTGAGCGCCTGCAGGCCACTGGCGGTGGTGGCGTTGGCCACCGCGTCGGTAACGTCGAACAGCTCGATCCGATCGAAAGACACGGTGCCGATCGCCGGATGGACGTACAGACGGAACGCGGCCTGCATCGATCCAGCCGGAAGCGCACCGAAGTCCACCTCGATGTTGGTCCATTCCGCCGTGGCGGAAATGTTGCGATCGATCTGGAACTGTGTGCCCTGCTCATTGCGGTGGTAGATCCGAGCCAACACATTGCCGCTGCCCGAAAGCCGCTTCATGCGGATCCGAGCGCGGAGCACCGTGCCGGCGGCGGCCGGGAAGTACTGGCCCTCATTGGCGTCCATGTAGGGGTTGGCCCCCGCGAGAGCCCGCGTGATCACCACGCCCGGGCCGCCGTCGCCGCCATCGGCTACGCGCAGGATCGTATTGCCGCCGCCGGTGCCGCCCGTCACCCACCACTGGAAGTCCGTGGCAAAGCTGCTGTTGATGATCCGGTTATCGCCGAGGTTCCGCAGGCCGCTGAGCTTGCTACTGACCGCGGTCACGGCCTGCGAGTTTGCCGAGTCGGCCGCGAACATCGCTTCCTGCAGCTGGGTCACGGAGGCAGTGGTGGCCAGCTGCCCGGCACCGGCCGGCATTCGCACCTCCATGTTGCTGAGGCGCTGGACCTGCGCACTGTCGGCCGCCACGCGCGCTACACGCTCGTCGGCCACAAAGCCCTGCGTCACCTGGGCAAGGTCGCTGCCGGTGTAGCTGCCGCGCATCTGGACCGCGAGCGTGTTGCGCTGGCTGGCCTCGGCCGCCATGGCGGTTATGCGCGCCTGGGTTTCCTCCTGCACCAGCGCCACGCTGGCGCCCGGTGCCGGCCGGCCAACAGCGATGTAGTCATACAGCAGGTACGCAGACACCGTCTGCGCCACGGTGAGATCCAGGCGGATCTGTCGGATGGGCGACGCCCCGTTCCACGGAATGTTGTCCAGGTCCAGCGTGGCGATGCCGTTGGCGTCATACGACGGATCGGGGGTCGTGATCGACTTCGCCGCCGTAAACGTCGTATCGGCGTCGGTGGTCCACCACACTGTCCCCTTCCAGACCGGAGCGCCCTCTTTCCGGAGCCGGACCTTGATGAAGCGGTAAGCCGCACCGTCGATCGCCAGCGGGGTCGGCGAGGTGATATAGGCGTTGGAGCTGTTGAACGGCCGCAGCCACCCATCCACGATCGTGGCGGCGCCGCCGTTGCTGGACCAACCCTCCACGGCAGTGTTGAAGTGCCAGATCTTGGCGCTGTCAAACTGCGTGCCGCTGCCGGCGGCGACCTCCGACAAGGCGCGCGCGAGCGATTCGACGTCGCTCTGGCGGGCCTCGGACTCCGCCGTGATGTCAGCCTTCCGCTCGAGCTTCTCGTTGAGCAGCGCCGTCGCCCGGGCCTGCGACTCGCTGGCGACGGCGTCCATTGCCTGCGACACCGCGGCCGCGCGGGCCTGAGCTTCCAGCACCAGGTCGGCGGCGGCCTTGGCCAAGCCGGTCACGCGCGCGTTGGCCTCCGCGGCGTCGGCCACGATCCGGTCGGTGATCTCCTTGTCCAGTTTTTGCTGTTGGGCAACCAGCTGTGCGGTCGTGGGCGGCGGCGTGGCTTCGACCACAGTGCCGGCGCCCGGCTTGCCGCGCACGGACGCGGTGATCCGGAAGTACCACTTCTGGCCGCTCCCGTCGCTGTAGAGATACCGCGTCTCTGTCGTACGGTGGATCTCCGTCCACGGCCCAGCCGGGGCCGGGCCGCGCTCGATGATGTAGATCACACCGGCCTGGTCGACGGCTTCCCACTCGATCAGCACGCCGTCGGCCACCGGCGCCGGGATGACCCCCTCCACCGGTGGCGTTGTCGAGGCGGCAAAGATCGTGGGGAACCACGACGCATTACGCGCCGTGACCGGGGTGACGGATGGCAGCGCGCCCGCCCCGATATCGATCAGGGTGATTTTTCGTGCCTGCATGGGTTACCTCAGTTGAGTTGCTGTTGCAGTGCCGCGCTGTTGCTGACCCGCGCTGCCGAGGTGGTGACCCGCAGCAGCTCGCGGAGGACCGCGTTCTGCTCGGCCAACAAAGCGTTGCTCTGCGCTACCGCCGCCGTGGTCTCGGCCTGGCCCTTGCCATCGACCACCAGGTCGAACACCGCCCGGCTGAAGTTGTCGGGCAGCGCCTCGATCGCGTCCGCGAGCTGCCCCATGCTGGTGCCGTCCTCCAGATCGAGGTTGCCCACCTTCATGGCGTCGATCAGCCCCGTTACCTGGGTGTAGAGGCCGTTGTAGTCCTGCCCGCTGGCATACAGGTTCCGACCGAAGCCCAGTGCCGCCTGCGCGGCCGCCTGCGCGGCGCTGCTGTCGCCGCTGGACACCGCACGCTCCAGTTCGCGCATGGTCTCCTGCAGCTTCTCCGGGTCGGTCAGAGGCGACAGGTCGCTGATCGACAGGCCGTACTTCATGGCCTTCTTGTCGGCCTCGATCTGGGCCTGCAGCTTGCCCATGCTGGTCGCGCGCAACGCCTCGATCTTGGCCAGGTCCTCCGCCCGTGCGCCGGACAGACCGAGCGCCTTGGCGTAGTCGTCGGCCGCCTTCACCTGCTGGCGGTACGTGCGCTCGATGGTCAGCGCCTGGGACTGGTACTGCGACAGATCGCCGGTGAGCAGCTGGGTGGTCACGTCTGCCATCAGGCTGGCGTAGCTGCCCAGCAGGCCGGTCACCTTCTCGATCTGCGTAGCCAGGTCGGTTCCGGCGACGCCGGCCAGGTCCTGGAAGTAGTCCACCGCCTTGTTGACCTTCTCGATCTCCATGGAGTTCAGCGCGCGGCCGAGCTGGTCGGCGTTACCCACCGCCAGCGCGATCGAGGCGCTCAGGGCGCTGAACACGTCGGCCGACTCGTAGAAGCCGTCCAGCTGGCCACCGAAGCCGGCCGCCTTCACCGCCTCCGTGAAGAGGCGATCCGTCATGTCGGCAAGGTAGGACTCGAGCTGCGCCTTTGCTTCTGCCGAATCCGCCGACAACTGCAGCTTGCCCAGGGTGACCTTCACCCCGGCCAGTTGCTTGGTCAGGTCCACGCCGAGCTGTTTGGCCAGATCGGTCGTTGCCCCTCGCACCTGGCGGGCGGCCATGTCGAACGTCCGATCGATATTCGAATCCAGGCCCGTGTACTGGGTCCACTTCTTATCGCTTCGGAACAGGCCGCCCTTCGCCTTGATATCGGCGTAACTCTGGCCGTCGAAGCCATCAAACCCGTAGCTCCCTGTCAGACCCTGCCCGGTGATCTTCGGTGCACTGCGCCCGAACAGCTTGGCGTGGATACTGGATCCGGAAAGGATCGAGGCTGTCTTGTCGTTGAACCCCAGGCCCCGGAAGCTCTTGTCGGCCAAGCCGACCGCGCCGGCGGTGGCGATCTTCCCTGCCCAGCTCTCGCCATTGGCGATATCCCATCCCTGATCGAACAGCTCGGCATTCTTCATCATGCCGGCAATGATCCAGCCGATGATCGGCACCGCTGCCGCGGCAGAGGACCCTGCAGCGCCGGCGCCGGCGCCAGCGGCCGCAGAGCCACCAGCCGCACCGCTGCCGGTGAAGGCTGCGAGGTTGTTGCCGAAGCCCATCAGGGAGCCAGCGCCGGCGCCGCTACTGGCCGCGCCCGCACTGAAGAGCCCCTGCCCCTTCGACAGCAGCCCAGCGATGTTGCCGATGTTCTGGCCGCCGCCCGCAGAGCCGTTTCCGCCGAACAGGCCCATGAGGCTATCCATGCTGAAGCCGCCGCCCTGGCTGCTCCAGTTGCTGACACCATTCATGATCTGCGTCTGGATGGGGATCACCAGCTTCTGCTGGATCAGCTGCCGCGCGAGGTCGCGGAGGCCCTGCTTGGCCACGTCCTGCAGGTCGTCCCACAGGCCGTTGAAATCGCGTAGGCCGCTGGCGACGAAGTCGGCCATGGCGTCGGCGGCGCCAGCCACACCTTGCAGCACCATGTTTGCCCAGGCCTCGACATTCGCCGCCGCCTCTTCGACCTGGAGCGACAACGCCGCCGCAGCGCCCGCCGCATCCAGCATGGACCGCTCGTACTCTTCGTAGCTGCCCGCGCCCTTGGCCAGCGCCAGCGCCTCCTTGCTGCCAGCGGCCTCGACAGCCTTCTGCAGCTCCTGGCGCATGTCGCGCTCGTTCATCAACTGCCGGCGATAAAGCTCGCGCGCCCGGCCGACCTTACCCAGCATAGCCAGCTCGCCGTCCATCGTTGCCAGAAGCGCCTCCGGACCACCGATGGCCTGCTCGATCTGGGCAGCGACCTTCGCGTACTCCATCGCGCTCTGGCCCATCAACGCATTGGCATCAGCCTGAGCAATATTCCCCTTCGCCAGCGCGTCGTTGTACTCGGCCATGTTCTGCAGGTGCTTGGCCATGGCCTCATCCAACGGCCCGACCATTGCTGCTGCCGCCAGTTCAGCCTGCTGGCGATAGCGCTCGAGTGCCTCAGCTGCGGCCTTTTGTTCCTTCGCCGCCGCGCGGTCACCGACCTTCGATGCCTGGGCAGCCTTCTGCGCGACCTCGGTCTGGCGGATCAGGCTGAGGCCCAGCTCGATCTGCTTGTTGTACGAGGCGCGCTGCTCCGCGCTCAGCTTGTCTACCCCGCCAACGGCGTTGATCTTCTGTCCCACGTCGACCAAGAAGGCAGCCTCGGCACCCTGCTTCAGGCGCACCAGGTTCACGAGCTGACCATCGATGCTGGACTGCAGGGACTTCAGGTGCTGGTCGATGCCGTCCGAAGCGGCCTTGGAGGCCACCGCCTGGCGATTCAACGCGGCCGTCGTTGCGTCGGTTTGCCGCTCGGCTCCATTGCTCGTGCCGATGAACGTGCCGAGCAGCTGATTCTGCTGCTCGTATTTCAGGCCCAGGGTGGCAGCTGATGCAGTTTGCTCAACAAACCTATCGGTAATCCGCTTGGCCGCGGGCGCACCTTCCAACAGCCTGGCGTTGGCATTGGCGACCTCAGCAGCGAATTGGTCTGCGCTGACCTTACCGGCCTGCAATTGCTCGCGCAGAGCGCGCACCTCCCTGCCATACTCACGAGCGCGGATGCCACCGACCTCGCTGTTTGCCACGCCGTACATGCGATCAATGGCGCTGGCGATCGAGTCGTAGCCCTCCTGCATTTCCTTCTGCAACCGCAGGATCTCACCTGCCTGCTGCTGCTTGTTCAGCTCGCGGAACTTCTCGATGGTGTCATCCATCGTCCCGTTGAAGTCGATGAGCGCGCTATCGGCATCCTTTGTGCTGCTGCGGATTACCCACCAACCAGCCGCTGCAGTGGCGAGCGCGGCGGCAATCCCGACCGGACCACCGAGGGCAGCGTAGGAAGATGACAACCCCTGCGCGGCAACGCGGGCAGCGGTTTGTGCCGCTGTGAGGCGGACCGTTGCTGGGACCATGCCCATCATGCCGACGGCCGCGCGGTTGGCCACAACAGCGTTCGTGGCCCACAGGCCATTGAGGACCGCAATGCCCTTTACCAGCTTCCCGCCGGCATAGAACACCCCTAGCCCAACACCCAGCGGCACCGCCGCCGCGGCAACCACATCCAAGTTCTGTGCGAACGTGTTCACCGCCGCCGTCGCTGCGCCGATGCCGCTACTCTGCGCCTGGCTGCCCAACAGGTCGTTGAAGGATTCCTTCAGCCCGACCAAGGCGCCGCCCAGGGTCTCACGCGCGGCCTTGCCGGCCCCGGCGTAGGATTCCTCCATGACCCCCATGACGATCGCTTGCGCCTCGCCCAGGCGGCCTGCCTCCTCCAGCGAAGCCAGCATGTCCTTCTGCTGGGCCGTGAACCGGAACCCCTGCTTGGTCAGCGCCGCAACGCCCTCAGCTGGGTACTCAAGCGCCTTACCAATCGTTTCCGCCGACTGCGTGACATTTTCGCCCAGGCGTACTGACTGATCGATGGCCAGCTGCAGCGCGCGCGGGAAGTTCTCGCCAATAATCCCGGTGTAGGAAAGCAGGCGCGTCTGCGCGTTGACGATCTCCCCCGACGAATGGATGGTCGCCTTGGCCATTTTGTCGGCCATGTCAGTGAGCTGCTTGCTGTTGAAGCCCGCAGCCTGCCCGGTGGACTTCAAGGCCGCATTCAACTGCGCCAGCTCGTTCTGGGCGTTGATCGTTTCTGTCACGAACATGCCCAGCACGGCCCCGCCACCCAGCGCGCCGAACCCCTTGGCCAGCGTCGCCATGCTCAGGTCGATGCTGGTTACAGAGATCTTCGCGTCCCGGGCCGCCTGCGCGAAGCTGTCCGACATTTCGCGCTGCATCTGGCGCATGGCCCGGGCGGAGCGGTCGGATGCGCGGGCAGCCTTCCCCAGGTCTCGCTCAAAGCTGCCAGTTTCGGCGAGAAGGTCGACGGTGAGGGTATATAGGGCCATATTTTTCCCAAAGAAAAAGCCCGCTCGAGGCGGGCTGTTTGTCGACGCGTTTTGGCGGATCTACCGCATGGAATGCTAGCTACAGCGGACGGAGGCCAACTGCTTCCAGCGCTTGTTTCGTAGCGCCGAGGCCTCGAGGAATGACACCCTCACGGGCCGGTCGTAACCGCGGTAGCGCAGCCACGAACAGGTTTGGTCGCCAACGGCCTCCCAGGTTTTGCCCCCCTCGTCGACCGCCAGCAGGAGCTGGTCATCCAGCCACTCCGCGTGCCTGACGATGCCTGTGCTGCGCATCTTTGTGATGGCTTCGCGCTGAATCTCGGCGTCCGCCTTCGACAGTGGCTCTACCTTTTTGCCACAGCCGGATATGAAAAGCGCCACAAGCGCCGACGCTGTGACTATGACCAATGACCTACGCATCCCTGCCCCCACGTTTAGAGGGGGCGATTGTCTCACCGGCCTACTCGGCGACCAACCCTCAGGCCGGAATCTCTTCAAATTCGAGGTATCCGCTGAAGTACTGCCTGCTGACGTTTTCGATCAGGGGCAACTGCGTGGCATAGCCATACAGAGCCGACCTCGTCGCCAGGGCCGGGTCAAACGCCTTGGTGATCATGTCCCTATACTGCGGCACGACACAGATACGCCGGCGGCCGCCCATCGCCATTCCCAGAGTCTCCCAGTCCGTGCCGGATAGCCCGCCGCGGCGGGCTATCTCGGTGGCACGGGTGGAGAGCGTGGCGGTCAGCCGCCGGTAGATCGCACCTGGCACCGTGTTCACCTGCCCACCCTTCGTGCGGGTGTGCTCGCTCGCGTCGATAGTGGCCACAGACCATCCGTCGCGGATCCCCACGTCCACCTTGCGGAACACGGCGATCTCGCCGACCTCCACCACAGCAACCGTGGTGGCGATCTGCACAGAGACGCTCGAGACCGTCGCCGTGCCGGAGGGGAACAACCAAGCGCATACGTTGCCGTCAGGCAACTGCACAGTCGTAGCCGTCGTGCCGGCAGCGGTGATCACCACCCCCGCTGGCAAGTTCAGCCCGAGCAGGGCGATGATGCCGGGGACCAACGCCGCTGCCAGCGTGATGTTGATGGAGAGCGATCCGGTGCGGTTGATGCGAGCGCGCCGCCCTGGCTTACCGTCAAACAGCGCCGCGCCCCCGTCCGCGGTCAGCCAGCTGCCCCCTACCAAGGCGACAGACTGGATCGCGGGCATTCCATAACCGATCAGCATTGCCTCATCCCCACACCGTCAGCACCACATCACCCGTGGCAGGGTTGCGCTCGACACGCCGCACCAAAACGGCCTTGCCGTCCTGCAGTCCATACCGCGCATAGGTCAGGCGGCCGATCTGGCCAGGCTGAGGCGCCAGCTCCTGATCGCCACGCACGCTGATCCGATAAAAGAACCGTTGCACCCGGTACATGCCGGCGACACGGTCAATCTCTGCCTGGGCATCGCCACCGTTCCAGAACAGCGAGATCACCGGGTCTGCGGCATCGGCATGCCTGTAATGCGCATGGAGCGCACCGGCCGCGTACACCTGGGCCCGGAACAACCCTGCCAGTTCGTCGCGGCGCGCCTGCGGCACGTCCACCACGTCGGTGACAAGATCGGATGGGCCCAAGGCCTGCGCATTCGGCCGGTAGGCCATTCGGCGCGTCAGATTGGGCGCATCGTCGGGGACACACAACAGATCCTCGGCCAGGTCACCGGTGGCAATCTCGAAGGCCGGGGCGCCGATGTATGACTCAGGTGCCACCACGCGGACAAAGCGCAATACGCCGGTGGCGTCCTGATAACAGCCCGCGCCGTAGCTGGGCAGCATGACATTCAATGCATCGCGCCCGGTGATCGCGTTGCCAGCGTAATACCCGATGCCGGCATACCCCGCTGCCGTGTCAATCGCCGCGCAGTCCGCGCCGGACCACGACGTTTTGCCGAGCCTGCCCATCACATCCGTGATCGCCTGCTGCAGCGTAGCCGGGCGTTGGCCAGGCCCGATGCTCGAGACGTCGGCCACCACCGGCGTCGCCGGCGGCGACGTCATGAGCAGCTGCTGGCCATCTGGCGACACCGTGAAGGTGCCCGCCTCCATCAGGTCGCCGCGGTCCATCACAACGTCGGCGTAGATCCGCGCATCGGCGATGAACATGGCGGTCCCGTCCGAATTCGCCCCCATTGCTGGCACGCTGGCCACAGCACCAATGACCGCCGGTTGCGGCTTCCAGGCGAGGGCGGCGATGTTGGGCATGAATACACCGCTATTGATGGTGCCGTCCAAGTCATCGTGCGCGTCGCGGAAGTGGCAGGTCTTGCTGCCGTCGTTGTTGATCTCCACCCGGTCCAGGGTGAAGCGGAACAGGCCGGCAGTGTCCGCCAACATCCCGCCAAGCGCGCCGGCGCGGATCTGCACCGGCAGGCCGGACCCGCCGCCGAGCGCAAGATTGTCCAGCAAGCCTTCGGCGTCCATCACCACGCATTCTGCGGCGCTGGTCTGCGTGACCGGCTCGCCACCCCACGGCCAGAAGCTGATCTCGCTAATCAGGTTGAGCCCTTCCGCCAGCATCCCCTCATAGCGGGCGTTCGCCGGGGTATCACCAGGCGCTGTCAGCCAGTCCACGTCCGCTAGGCGGGTGACTGACGCGCTCGCAGCCGCGAGCCGCCAACCTGCGGCCGCAGCCGGGCCCCGCGCGGCCCACTGGCCTGCGTTGACCGCCATGCACAGACCGCCCGCCTTGTTCGCCGCCAGCGCTGCGGCAAAGTACAGCGGCCCTGCCAGCGTCAGATCTCGCTGGTGCACCAGCGCGTCGTTGAGGTAGAGCGCCAACCGGGTCGGGCTACCGAGTTGGATCCGGAGCCCGACGATCTCCCCGTGCTTGACCACGGGTAAGCCGGTAGCCAGAACCGCGTTGTTCAGCAGCACCCGGCCTGTGGAAAGCTCCCAGCCGAGACTCGCTGCGTTGGCCCCGGGGAACGCCGAAAGCGGCGCCGCAGCTGTGGCCAGGCCGATCACCGCTGCCATCGGGTCGTCGCCCCACACGGCAAATTCGACGCCCACGGTGCCGGCGCTGACGGTGATATCCGATCGCGCCATCCGGTTGATATTGGCCGCGGCAGTCGTCGCCAACGTCAGGCCGCCATCGCGAGCGGCCAACAGTGCGCCGATGGGTTGCGCCCCGAAGCGTCCGAATGTCTCAGCCATTTTTCATCCCAGGTTATCGAACCAGTCCTGCGCCTCGTCGTCATCCGAACGCGGCAGAAGCACATCCATGAAGTCCTGCATGCTGCGCTTCGTGCCGGCCTGGCTGTGCGCAGCGGCGGTAAAGGCAGCGAAAGCGGCCGGTTTGATGTGCAGCGCTACCGGGTCGATCGGGTTTCGCCGATGGAACTCCCACCAATTCAGGTATTCCCGGCGAGACATCGTCCCGCGCAGCTCGGCCACGGTGCGGTGCAGGTGGCCGGCCAGAACGTGCCAGAACCAGTCCTCACCGCGCTGCCTTAGCCGTTTCCCGCCTCGGCCTGCGCCTCGATGGCGTGGTCGCCGAAGCCGGAATGCTTCATGGCAACGCGCTGCAGTTCCGCGGCAACCAGCGGCTTCAGCTGAGCGGCCTGCTTGTCGGTAAGCACGGGCTTGCCATCCTCGTCGCAGATGGTCGCTGCGATCAGTTTGGCGCGATCGCCGTCTTGGAAGAGCTTGCGGAACTCGGCATCCGGCAGTTCACGCACATAGAACTGCGCCTTCTCGCCGTTCGGCAGCACGATCGTGTCGGCATGCACATCCTTGGATGCGAACATGCCGAGGCTCGTGAAGGCCTGCAGCACCGTCACAGGGACAGCAACCGCTTCGGTTGCTGTGGATTCATTGGTCTTGCTCATGGGCCGTTTCCTGAAGTGGTGGGTGGGCGCGCGGGCCGCGCACGGCTAACACGCAGAAGTTCCGCACGCCCAGCCAAAGAGAAAGCCCGCCGAAGCGGGCCAAAAGAGCGAGATCGCCGTTGTTTAGATCAGGGGTTTCCGGCAGGACGGTTGGTTTTGACCGGGCCGGTGCCGCGGATCGTGATGGTCGCCTTCCAAATGTCGTTGTCGGCCACGTTCACTGCGAAGTTCTGCACGAAACCCTGGAACTGCTTGGACACCACCGTGGTCGGCGGCGTGATCTTGCCTGCCACGGCGACCGGCTTGGGAACGCCGGCGGTTTCGCTCAGCGGCGCGGTAACCAGAAAATCCACCACGGCACCAGTCTCGTGCAGCGCCTCGATTTTCTCGTGGTCGACCGCGTCGTAGTTGATTTCGATGGTGGTGCTGCCAGTTGCCTTACGGCCGGCGACGAACTGATCCCAGTCGTCGTCGAAGTCGGAGATATCGATCTCCGACGCCTGGCCGTCAGGGAATCCGACCGACCGCAGGCGGGTCACCTTGATGACCTCGGCCGCGGCGATCGCGATGAAGAGCTGGGAATGCTTGGACTTCAATACGCTCATTGCGGTTTACCTCTTGGATGGAGCCCGGTCGCCGGGCACAAAAAAACCGGCTGGCGCCGGCGGTTGGGGTTTGGGGTTGGAGCTGTGACGCCTACCGAATTGCGACCAGGCGTACGTCGAATGAAATACCGAAGGCCCCGGTGTCGTCATCGTCCGGGGTTGGGTTATAGGACTCGATGCTTCCGTGCCGCTCTACTTCGTCGCGAATTGCGACTGCAACAGCGTTGGCCTGCGTAGCGCCATCGCCCCAGACGGTCAATCGCACGCGCCAACCATCCGCGGGCGGCGGATCCGAGAGCTGCGCCGAAGGCGCGCCGCCTACCACATCCCAAGTGGCGTAAGGCAGCGACGCCGCTTCCGGCGCTTTCTTCGGCCATACGCGGATGGGGTCGCCGAGCAGCGCTCGCACACCGGCGCTGTTCTGCAGGATCGGTTGGATCAAAGGCACCATCACAACTCCCACCCCTTCCGCTTCAGCGCGCGGGTAATCGCCATCCACGTTTCATTGATGATCGCCTGGGCGGCCTGTGGCCCACGCGCTTCCGCAGCGGGGGTCAAAAATGGCTTCGCGGCCATCTTCTTCGTTCCGAACTCCACGTGACGCCAGTAGTGCGCCCAGCCTGTCGTCTCGTAGACCTTGCCCACCCGACGCAACCGCTGGTTTCGTTTGGTGTTGGAGTACTTGGCCTTGCGACCGACCCGAACGCCTACGGTGAAGTACTCACCGTCCTTGCCGACCCCTGCCCTACGGCGATTCTTCGCATTGGCCCGGCGCACCACGATCTCGCTGGAAAGGAAGCCGGAGTGCCGCACCACCCGGTGACGTGCTTCGTCGCGGATGATATTTCCACCCTTGCGCATACCAGTTCGCAGCGGCTTTCCGCGAATATCGTCAGGCAGCCCGCGCAACGTCGCCAGGAGTCCCTTCAGCCCGTGCAGCTCCAAGGCTTCAGCCATCGGATACCCCCGCGTCAACCATCAGGGTTATGTGGCTGCGTGCGGAAGGATCAGGCAGCACTGCACGAATCGCATACGCTTGCTCGTCGAACATGACCCGCATGGTGCCTAGCACACCCGGAAGATAAGGGATCTCCATGCGTGCGATGACCTGGCCATGCTCGGCACTTGCAGCGGTGAACTCGCGTCCTGACAGCGGTACGACCTCCGCTGGCACGTCCCTGTGCCAATCTGCCCACGCCTTCCGGTCGCCACCGAGCTGGTCACGCACCGTGGTGAAAGTCTGAAGCGTGATGCGATGCCGGTACTTGCCCGCGCGCCTCATGGGAACACCCGACGGTAAGGGAACATCAGCCGGTCCACGGTCGGGTTCTCCACGTGGATGGTGCCGGTGATGCCGGCTTCACGGTTCGCGTAGAGGTCACCGACGAGCAAAAGGATCGCCGCCCGTAACGGCGCAGGCACCGGTCCAGGAACGGTATCGAACAGAATCGGGTAGTCGCCCGGACCACTGGTGACGACGCCTGGTTCAATCGGTAGCGGCGCGCGCCGCTCGCCTACAGGACTCCATTCGTAGCTGGCCACCGCCAGCGCATAGGCGGTCGCGCGCTCCACCACTTCGCGGGCTGCCACGATCAGGGCACCGATCAAGAGGTCGTCGGCGGCATGAATCACAGCCAGGTGCGCCTTCGCTTCCGCCAAGCTCACCGGCTCTTCAGTGGCTGGGGCTCGCGTACGCAGCATGGGTCAATCCCCTTCAGCGGAAGCAACGGCATTGGGATGGGTATCGATGAAGCCGCCAGCCTCGATCGCGGCGGCATGTGCGGCTTCGAATTCCCGGACCTCGCCGCAACGCCCAAAAGCGTTGTCGCTCAGCACCAAGGCGCGCACCCTCGCGGCCGGCAGGGCCTGCGCCGGTGGGGCTTCATCGTGGGCCTGTTGCTGCCCGGGTTCCTCGACCGCCGCCGGGTCGGCCGCCCCGGTGGCGGCGCTCTCGGTAGCTGCCTGGTCAATGACACCGTCGGGCCCTCCGATGGACTCGCCACCGAGCGTGGTGACGGTAGCAACGCTACCCGAGCTGGGCACTTCAGCGACCGACGCAACTGCGGCTGGATCTTGACCCGCCGCCACCTCACTGGCCGGCGAGGCTTGGGGTTTCTGTTTTGCCATGGTCCTGCTCCTGGTCCAGGCCAGGCGGTGCGCAGACCGCCCGGCCATTCAAGGGTGTCGGCTTACGCCGCGGCACCGTGCTGGAAGGTCTTGACCGCGCCGCCCACGTCGATCAGGTTGCCGCCGGTGCGCATCCAGGCGAGGAAGCCCACCTGACCCTTTTTGACGTAAGCCGAATCGTTGAAGCGGAACAGCGTCACCGCCATCACGTCACGGATCTTGTAGTAGCTGAAGTCACCGAAGACGATCGACTTGGCACCAGCAGCCGGGCTGGCCATGTGCTGATTGATCTCGATATCGCGGTTCAGCAGACGATCGGGCGCACCGCCCGGATTGCCCTGCTCGTAGCCCGGCACGAAGATCGGGCGGCCGCTTTCGTCCTTGACCTTGCGGACCATCTTCAGCATGTCGTCGTGGAACATCCACTTGCCGTTGGCGCGGTATGCGGGGTCGACACTGTGCTCGAGATCGATCAGGTCGTCATACAGGATGAGCGGAATGGCAGACGCCGCGCCGATCTTGCCGTTGGTGGAGGCAGTGACGAGCCCCATCGGCTGGCCGGCGCCGGTGCCGACGGTGTAGTGACGGTTGGTGACGCGGCCCAGCCGCGTCTGCAGCCGGCGGGTAATGAAGCCCTCGACGTCCGAGGTCGTGTCCTGCAGCAGCTCCCAGGGCACCGTGACGACCTTCGAGCTGTACTTGTGGACGCCCAGGCCCTTGGTGCCGAACTCGACGTCATCGTCGGTCGCCGACTGGCTTTCCGCCACGACCTCACCCTCTTCCGAGGTCCCGTCGCTGGTCGGGTACTGCATCGGCTCGCCGCCGGCGGTGCTGAACACGTCCGCGACACGGCGCATGCCGCCGAAGTCCTTCAGGGCTTCGAGGATCTGGGCTGCGAGCGTGGTCGGGACGGTGTAGCCGCCCTGTTCCGGGTTCACATTGGGGTTGCCGCTCATCGCGGCATTCACCTGGGTCCAGTCTTCCGCACTCAGGGCCTTGTCGCCACCACGAGCCCACTTGTCGAAGAGCTTGCGGTCCTGCGGGCGCTCGCTGTTGCCGGGCGCCTGGTGCTCACGCACGCCGGCATCGCGCATGTGGTTGTCCGCAGTCAGGTCCATCACCTTCTGGTGGCGCTCGATGGACGCGTCGATCCGCTCGATTTCGGCGATGTTGCCGTCGTATTTGGCCTGGTTCTCGGCGGTCCAGGTGTTGCCGTCACCGGTGCTGGTGTCCAGCAGGTTGCGGGTTTCCTTTGCCAGCGCGGTGCGGCGCTCCCGCTCGGCCTGAATGTTAAGGGGCATGTGTCAGTTTCCTTTGGGCGAAAAAAAACCGCCTTGCGGCGGCTGATGAACTGCGGGCGGGAGTCGCTTACGCAGGCGCGCGCTCGAGCAGCGCAAGGCGCCGATCAAGCCCGGTTCGGTGAGCGGCGATGGCGGCATCGTCATCGCTCGCGGTGTTCTTGGGCTTCCCGAGCGCAGCCGGGGCGTTGTTGTAGGCCGAGAGGTCCCAGCTGTTGCTGGCGCCTTTTTTGCCCACCACTTCCACTACCCGGTCGGCGAAGCCGTGCTGCACCGCCTCATCAGCGGTGAACCAGGTCTCTTCGTCCATCCACTGCACGATCTGCTCGGAACTCTTTCCAGTGCGGCGGGTGTAGTCGCCAGCGAGGCCAGCATCGATCTTGGTGAGCAGCTCCCCGGTTTTCGACATCTCAGCCTTGTTGCCGATGGCGATCGTCCAGGCGTTATGGATCATGAACTGCGCGCCCTGGCTGATCTCCACCTCGTCGCAGGCCATACAAAGTCCGGTGGCGGCAGAGGCAGCGATGCCGTCGACGTGGGCAACCACCTTCGCCTTGTGCTGGGCGATCGCCGTCATCATCGATCGAGAAGCGAACACGTCACCGCCAGGGGAGTCGATCCGAAGGTGGATCGTCTCCACATCGAGCGCAGCCAGCTCACGCACAAAGGCCGTTTCGTCAATATCGCCCCACCACCCGCCGATCACACCGTGCAGGTGAATGGTGGCCACGCCGTCGCCAGCTTCGGCGCGCAGCGGCTTGGACGCGCTCGCGTTGTTACGCGCGAGCTGCAGTAGCTTCGGAATCGGCATCGTCATCAGTCCTATCGGAATCGTTCTTGTTGGCAGGCTTGGCCGCCTCGGTGGGTAGGTACAGCGTGTCTCCGCCGGGGATTGGAGGCAGGTTCTTCAGGCGGCGAACCTCGTTGACGTACATCCAACCTTGGGCGCCTGGCCCGCCGAGCGCCTTGCTGAAGTACTCCGCTTGGGCCTTGGAATCACCGGCCATGAAGCCGTCGACGTTGTGTTCAACGTAGAACCGCTCGGTCCGGAACAGCTTGCGGTTCAACTCATCCTTGACCCGCTTCAGATGGGAGCCCAGCGTGTACTTCACGAAGCCGATGCCCATGGATTCGATGCCAGTGCCGAAGCTGCTGGCCTTCGTCGTTTCACCGATCATGTGCGGCGGAACGCCAAACGCCCGGGCGATGTCGATCACTTGCCACTGCCGCGACTCCAGCAGCTGCTGGTCCACGGCCGACATGGTCAGCTCCTTGACATCAAGTCCTTCCGTCAAGATCAGAGGGATTCGGCGGTTGCCTTGAACGCCGCCATACTTCTTCACCCAGGCGTCGCGGAAGCCCTCCTGCATTTCTGGCGTCATCTTGTTGGTGGCTGTAATGGCCACCTCAGGCTTACCACCCTCGCTGAAGAACTTGCCAGCGTGCTCGTCGCCCTGAATGGCGATGCCAATGCCGTTGCGGGCGCCCCACTGGATCACCGACATCGAGGACACGCCGTTGAAGCCGAAGCCCGGTATGTGCAAGACGTCGTCTTGATCTACCGTGAAGTAGCCGATGGTGTCGTGGAACGTGTACTGCAGCCGGCGGGGTTCTTTGGGGCTGGAGCGCTCCTGCTCCAGGATCGTCACCCTATCGCGCGGCCAAGGGATCAGGCCGGTTACAGTGCCGCTGCGGTTGCGGATGGTGTAGGCGATGCCGTCTCCGCGCAACAGCATCTGGGAAATCAGGAACTCCCAGGCGGTGGACGCGGACCATGCTGGGCCGAACTGCTCGTTCAGGATCCACCAGTAGTCGTGCTTGGCACGCTGGCGACCGTCTTCCATCCGCTCAAACACCGGCAACGGCAGCTGTGCGATCGAGCCAGCGATCAGGCTCACGCAACTGTAGACGGCGGACACCCGCATAGCGGTTTTGTCTGTAACAACCGCGCCTGATGCGGTTGCGGGGTTGCCGAACACCTCAAACATCCGGAGGTCGGACGAGGCCACGCTGTCGCCCTCCGTCAGAGCACTCACGGTTGGAAGCGCGGCCCTGAGCCCACGATCCACACCGATGGCAACATCCAAACGGTTGCGTGCAATTTTTGCGCTCATCAGTCCATCACCACGAAGCCCTGTTGAATTTGACCGGTGTCCTGCGCTTGCATTGCACGGGCCATGGCCATGATCAGCGCCACGGCGCCGTCAATCTTGTTGTCGTTCGATTCCTTCCGGGGGTATACGTGCTCCTTGGCATCTACCCGCGCCACCACGTTCCCCATCATCCAGGTCATCGCGGCGTTGCCGTCGTGCCAGAGTCGATGGGACAAGATCAGTGCCTCCACTTCCTTCATCGGTTCTGAGAGGTTGCGGACCGACTGCGCCATCTCCACCACTGGCAGGCCTTCTTGGCCAAGACGCGTCATAACGTAGGTGGCCTGGGTGGGATCGAAGGCGATGTCCTGAATGTCGATCCCGCGGGCCGCCAGTTCTTTCAGCTCTTCCTCGATGAAGGCGTAGTCGGTCATGTTGCCCGGCGTGGCCACCATCAAGCCTTCCAGCACATACAGCTGGTAGCGTTCGCTTTCCTGTACCGCCGCCTCCGGCACGTAGAACCGAGGTACAACGTAGAAGGACCCATCCTTCTCGAACAGCATCACGGCTGCGGCAACGTCCAGCTTCGATGCCAGGTCGACGCCGACCCAGCAGCGGCAGCCGTCGAAGTCGTCAAGGTCAAACGACCGCTTCTGCCGCTGCCACGCCAGCATGTTCATCCAGGCGAGCTTGGCGCCGACCCAGTCATTCAGGTGCTTAGTGCGGAAGGCACTCTGCTTGCTGGCGGACCGCTTGGCCTGTGCCAGCTGCGCCAGCAGGAACTCTTCGAAAACCGAGACGCCGTAGTTGGGATTGGCTTTTCGAAGGCTGGCAGGATCGTCCCACCGGTCGCCCTCGTCGATGCCGAAGATCATGCCGAAGATCGTCTCGTCGGTGACCTCACCTTCCAGGATCCGGATCACATCACGCCGCTTCTCGTAGCACGGCCCACCCAGGTTCGTGCCGGCGGTAGTGATGATCCCGAGCAGGGGTTGCTCGCGCGCGCCCATGCCGGTCTGCATGGCATCGACCATGTGATCAGTGTCGTGCTCGTGGTACTCGTCCACTAGCGCCGCGTGTGGGCTGGAGCCGTCACCCGGCTTGCCGATCATCGGCTCGAACTTGGACATGTCCTCCATGACGAACATGGAGCCGGGGTTCTTCGGGTTCCCCGACTGTTCGATGCCGAAGCGCGCACGCAGTGCGGGCATCTTCTGAACCATCTGCCATGCCGGCCGGTACACCTCGAAAGCCTGCTTTTCGCTGGTCGCGCCCGAGTAGATCTCGGCACCGGCCTCGCCGTCGGCGGCGAACAGGTACAGGCCCCTTGCCGCAAGGCGCAGCGACTTCCCGTTCTTTCGGGGGATCTCTTCGTAGGACTCGCGAAACCGGCGCATGCCGGTGGACTTGCGGACCCAGCCAAACAGGTTGCACTCGATGAAGTGCTGCCAAGGCTCATACACCAAGCGCTGCTTTTTCGCCGCCCACTTGCCCTTGGTGTGGGGCATCAGCTCTTGGAACTTGACCGCGCGATCGGCCTTGGCCGCGTCATACTTGTACGGCCAGTCTGGGCCGGTGCGCTTCAGGTCATCCAGAAATCGCTGGCAAGCCAGGATGATGTACCGTCCGGCCGGAATCTTCCCGGCCACCACGCTGCGTGCGTAGGCCTTGGCAGATTCGCTCGGGGTCATGCATCAGAACTCGTCGAATGGATTGCCCTCCTGGGGCTTCTCGGTCCCGAGCTTCTGGCGATCCGCCGGCGTGAGGCCGAGCCGCGCCAGGCAGCCGATCAGGTGCGAGTACTTGGCCGCCTTGAAGTCGGCGCGGTTGGCGCGGAACTCAGCGAGCAGCGACGCGGCCACCTCCATGACGAACCGGTCGGCGCTGGTAAGCACCCCTGGCAGCGAGCACTTGTCCAGTTCCTTCCAGACGTCGACCACGTCGTCGGGCAGGTGCCCCGGCGGCTTGCCGAGTGCCTTGCCGGTGGTCGGGGCGACCTTCTTGTAGCGCTGGGGGTTCTTCTTCTCGGCCCCTTTCAGCTTGGCCAGCTCGGCCGGCTGCTTGTGCCTCGCCATCCGGCCAACCTCGAAATTCAAATTCTGTGGAAATGCGACCAAAAGAGGGGGCGCGTATCGCGAGACGTTCAGCCTCAACTTTTGGCCTCCCCCCTCCCTTTTCGTTCAGTTTTCTGTGGATAACTATCGGCACCGCCGAATTCCGTACGCCCGCTGGGATTCGCCGCCTCTCGCCCGAAGCCGCCGTTCTCGCGCGCCGTCTTCGCGCTGTGACACGACCGGCACAACGACTGGTGGTTGCTCGGGTCGTTGTTACCGTCGTCGCCGTCGACATGGTCGACGTCCGTGGCCGCGGTGACCCGATTGTTCAGGGCGCAGTGCCTGCACAGCGGCTCCCGGGCCAGGTGTGCTGCGCGCATCCTGCGCCACGCGGCACAGTTCGTTGGGAGGGCTCGACGGGACTGTCGGCGCTTAACCTGGCGCGCATCTTCCTTGTAGGGCTTCCATCCGGTCGGCCGGTGCTGAGCTGGCCTAGTCGGCATCAGTAGGGATTCCCGTCCATATCAGTGCGCTGCGGCTCGGCCGAGGCTTCGCGCTCATCCAGGGCCACGCCGGTCTCTTCCCCCAGCAGCAAGGCAACCGACTGTGCCAACAGCCCGACATGCTCGGTCAGTGTTGCAATCTGCTGGCCCTGCTCGACGATCGTGGCGTGCTGGCGCTCGACAAGGTTCACTAAGCGGTCTATGCGCTCTTGCATCAGAATTCCTCAACGGCCCAGCCGCCTCCATCCCGCTTCAGGTTCACCCGTACCGCCAGAAAGCGCATCGGATACAGCCCGGCGGCGACCTTGATCTTTACCCTTGCGTCGTCCATCCAGCGCCCCTTTACCTCGTGCAGTTCCATCACCCCATCAGCCGCCAGCACAGCGAAGTCCGGGGTGTAGAAGGTGTTGTCGGCGAGGCGCAGCTTGATGCCCTCAAACCTGTGCCACAGGATGGCGCCGGTCGCCTCGAGCTGCCGCAACCGCTCTGCGTAGGCCGCCTCGGTCTTGTTCATCTGACCGACCTTCAAGCGCCCCAATGCCAGGACGGCTGATCCACGCGGCGGCATCAGCGGGACGCGCGGCGGCGGGCCTGGACCTTGGCCTTCTTGCCAGCCGGCACCGGCGGCAGCCGGCCCTGCACCTCGATCAGGACCTGGTTGATCGCGTCGATCTGGCAACCCAGTTGGTTGATCCCGTCGACGCGGGAACTCAGTGCCGAGATCTGTGCACCGGCCGCACTATCAACGCTCTGGCTATGAGCGTTCACCACGACCAGTTCGGCGCGCAGGGTCTCGCACTCAACTTCCAGTGCGCGCAGACGCTCCGCGAGACGTCGGGAGAGCGGCGGCCACACGGTGGCGCCCAGTACTTTGATGGTTCGGGACATGGTGATCTCCAAGGATCAGGGGCGCTGGGCGCCGTTGATGGCCAGTTGCACGGCCTGGTAGCGGTCTATGGCTTCGTCGCGCTCGGACTGTGCGAGCTCGCAGGCTCGTACAATTCGCGCCGCACTGAGCCGGCGTAATCGGTCTTCTTCAGCAGCCGCTGCGGCAGCGGCGACACCGTCGGCCAAGCGGCCGGTTTCGCAACCCGCCCATTGCTTGCGCAAGCGGCCAAGCTCGCCGTCATGGCCAGCAACAGCAGCAGCGACGCGCTCTTCATAATTCGCATTGATCCCTTCCTCTCGCCCATCGGCGGCATCACCAGCGCGCTGCCCTGCCGCCACCTGGTCACGCTCTACGCCACGTGCCATCTGTTCGGCCGCTAGTGCATCCCGGCCGAGCGTCACCGCAGCGTCGGCCTGGCTCAGCTCGGCGCGATCGCTGCGCCAGGCCCAGCCGGCGGCGAACGCTAGCGCGCAGGACACGACCCACGCGAGCAGCACCCCAACCACCAAAGAGGCCCGGCTCACTGGCCAAGCTCCGTGAGGCACTTCGCGTGTCGCTGCAGCTGCCGGTCCCATACGCCCCAGCAGACCTTATTCGGCTTGCCGTTGATCAGCGTCGAACAGTCGTAGCCACCGGCCCGCTTCCACTGCAACAGGGCATCACACGCGGCGCGGTACTCGCCCCGCAACAATTGCCGGCGCATCGTCGACGCCTGCCAGTTGGCGGACCCATACTGGTAAGTGAAATCCAGATACAGATCGTATTCACCCTGTGTCAGCGACACGCCCGCCAGAGAAGCCCGAAACCGACTCTCTTCCTTGCCGATATGGGCATGCGCGGTTTGCAGCGCCCGCTCCGGCGTCGTGCGGTCGCCGAGGCGAACGGGCGCGCCATCGGCGTGGAAGGTCGATCCGAAACCCACCGTAGGGCGGTCGTTCTTCGTCGGGATCACGGCCGTCTCGGTGTAACCCTCGCGGGTCACGATGGCGATCAGGCCGGCAGCGCTAAGTGCAAGCCCCGCCACAATCGTCCTAGTAGGCGCAGCACCCGGCCGGCTCATGCCTTAGCCGCCTTGGCCGCCTGGCGCCACTCCCGGATCCAGCGCCAGGCGAGGTAGCCCAGCTGTGCGGCGAGGTAGACAACGGTGAGGATCACCACCAAGCGATCCAAGTCCGCGCCGGCGGCAACGGCGCCGGCAACGGCGGTCGGCGGCGCAGCTTTGACCGCCGCGCCCGCCGCAGTACTGATGATTTCGTCCCGCATGATTGCCTCTGCGATGTCCGGTTCGGCATGACGCCCCCGGGTGATCAATAGGTGCCCGCCCCGCTGCCGGCTAGGCACGAGGGTTATTCCGGTCTGGGTGCGGGCAAAGAAAAAGCCCCGGCGTTCACCGGGGCTTGGGTCTGGAGAATGGCTAGATTGCCCCCCAGAGTGATGACCTATCAAGTCATCACTATGCGGCCCGCGACAGCGCGCGCTTGAATGCGGCCGCAGCCTCGGCTTCAGCGTGGCGCATCTGGCTAAGCATCCACTCATAGACCGGCTGCCAGAACCGGCCGTAGGCTGAGCAGTCAGCCCCGATCGCTGCGGCACGCTTACGGCCGCTCAGCGCCTCGACGCCACTTCCATCGCAGCTCTCGCATTCCACCACGCCGGCGCCGCTCGACGCGGCCTGCGTGCGCAGGCCCTGACACGCCTTGCAGCACCCTGCTCCCGCCATTTCCGCAATGACAGCGCATGCCAGGCTTCCCAGCGATTCCATGGTGGTGTTTGGCCAGCAGACCGACTTGGCCTCGTCCAGGGCGGCCTCTGCCCGGCGGCATTCCTTGCGCTGTGCATCCGTTACGGCTGCGCCGCCCCAGCCCATGCAGGTGCGCGCGATGCCGAGTTCGGTCCGGGCCACCGCAAGCGCCTGCTGCTGCCTTGTGAACTCGGGCGCCACCAGGGCAATGACTGCGCGCCGCAGTTGTTGATTGCGCCGCGCACCGCTCTCGGGCCACCACAGCGCCTCCAGAAGCTCCCGCCCCAGGCCCGCCGGCACCATGCCGATCGCACCCGCAATGTCCTGATTGGTGAGGTCGGGCGTCCCGCCGCGGCCGGTGTCGAACTTGACGGTGGACGGCCCCAGCCGAGCCATCAGCTCACGTACGTTCCCCATGACCATTCCCCTTTCGCTCTCTTCGTCTGATTTCTTGGCGCAACCTGCTGGTGCGCCGCTGTGTCGTTCCCGGTCTCTAACCTTGGCCGCCCCCGTCCCGGGATCATGGGGCGGCCTGTCGCAGCGCGCGATTACGCCGCCAATCCCCATGGCCCGGCCAGACGGATCACCTGGCCACCGCGCGCCCTGAATTGCTCCACCGTTTCGGCCCCGGCCAGCGACTGCGCCGAGGTCGGCGGCAGCGCCTTCCGAAGGCTGCGGGTCTCGCTGCCCCTTGCCTGACGGGCAGCGCGCCGCGTTGCACTGCGCCTCGCCTCTTTGGCCTTGGAACGCTCGCGCTTCTTCACGATGCGCTGCTCGGCCGTAAGCCGCGGCCTTTTCATCGGCTCGCCCGTGAGCATGAAGGTGGCCTGTGTTCGCGTCCCCGTCTTGGACACATACCCGCCCTTGACCAGATATCGCAGCACGATCTGGATGGCCTCCTTGTCCACCACCTGGTCAGCGCCCAATGCACCGTAAAGGTCCGCGTACTTGAGCCCGGGCGCCGGCTGGGCTACCAGCGCCGCGCGTACTCGGTCGGGGAGGGATTTTTTCTGCTCGGTCACGCCACTTTCCTCAACTCGTTCACATAGGTCTGCTGGGCAATGAGCTCGTCATCCGAGCAGTACAGACGGTGGAAGGTCATGGAGCCATCCTTCAGGCTCCATCCGTAGGTTTCGCTCATCCATTCGAACGAGCGCCCCTCCTGCGGAATCCGTTCGTGGTGCCACTGGCACATGGCGAAACCGAAGAAGTGGCCGCGGCGGATGTTTCCCGACTTGCAGTGGTGGTAATCGCAGCCGTAGACGACCAGGCGCTGCGGCAGCAGGTTGCGCATGTAAAGCAGCAGGCAAACCATGCAAGGGCCTTCCTTTGCCAATTCGATCCGCGCCGACTCTGCGGCCGACGTCGGTGGTGCCTTGGACCACATCAGCGCGCGCCCGCCCGGCGCTTCTCGTCACGGTCGGCCAGGCGCCAGCCGTGCTGCCACGCCAGCACCTGGTTGCCCAGCGGCTGCACCTTGCGCGGCTCCAGTTCGTCCTGGGTGTCCACCCACACCATGTGCGGGTTGGTGCTCAGCCCTTCACCGTTCAATCGGGCCGAGTAGCCGGCGTTGATCTGGGCGGCGTACTTGCTGCGGGTGCTGAAGGAAGTGAAGTCCATCAGTAGCGGCTCCCGACCTGGCCGGGTTCGTTTGAACCGGTGCAAGGGTTGCGATGGTCGTTGGCACGCGGGCAGCGTTTGTTGCCGCAAATGGGGCACAGGATCATTTCGAACACGCCCCACAGCGCGCGCTTCACGAAGGGCAGGCATTGGGCGCACCAGCAATTCGGAATCCAGCGGTAGACCGGCTTGAGGCACATATCGCCGCCGACACACCGACAGTCGCGGTACTGACCGGTCCACAGCCAATGCCCGTGGCTGCCGGGTGCGACGGAGCCAGTGCGGGTCGGTAGGCGCTCGCTCGGCCGGGATTGTTCTACAGCGCTCATCGTGCGGTTGCTCCTGTCTGTTTGGCGGCGCGGCGGCGGCGCGGCGCTCGTGTGGATTTGCGGGCTTCGGCCTCAAGGCGCTTTGCTTCGGCCTTGTAGTACTCGTGGCGCTCCTGCCGGATGGCCGCGCTGAACTGGAATTGCTTCAGTGCCTCGTCGGCGGACTCTCGGTGCGCCTTGGCCAGCTTCCTCAGCGCAGGCCCCTGCAGGCGCGGGTCGTGTTTGAAGATGTCCAGCTGGTTGTTGTCCGATCGCATCAGGCCGCGAGCTCCCGTGCCAGTTCCTCCAGCCTCGCCAAAGTTTTCGCGTTGGCGCCCGGTGCGGCCTCAACCTTCCCGGCCAACAGAGCCACCGGGTTGAAGGCCGGTGCCGCAGCGGTCAGCTGCAGGTGCTCGCTCACCTGCTCGTGTGCCAGCAGCCCTTTGCTCAACGCGTCCGACAGCGCAGCGCTGCGACTGGCCAGATCGAAGCCCAGCGAAGGGTTGTAGCTGGCCGGCACGCGTGCAGCGCGCGCCTCCTTCAACAGTCGGCTGTACGTCTCCAAGAATGCCTGGCGCGCGGCGATCTTGTCGCCGGCCAGCACCAGCGGCAGGACCGTGCTCCATCCCTGCTGGGTGAGCGTGGTCCACACGACGGTGTTGCGCTCGTCCGCTGCCTGGATAGCGACCGCCCATGCCTCATTCGGTGCCGGGTGGCCATCGTCGATCCGCTCCAACACCGCGGCGAGGGACAGTCGGCCCTTTAGCTCCCGGCGGCAACTATCCAGCGCGCGCTCCAACTGCGCCAGCGGGTAGCAGGACAGATCACGGACCATGTACGCGACGGCGGTGGGTCGCAGCTGGTCGCCGATCACTTCGGCCGTGGCCACAAGCAGCTCAACGAGGCGGTCCTCTTCGTGATCAGCCAGCATTGGCAGCCCTCCCCTGGCGAAGGATGGCCTTCGCCTCGTCCGCCGCGCTCACGTTGGACTGCGTCTGGTCCGTCTGGCGCGCGCTCGTCTCGGTCACCTGGCGATTGGTCGCCCACTGGGTGCGGTATGCCTCGCAGCGAGCCAGCAGCAGGCCGAGGTCGTGCATGCCCTGCACCACCAGCCGCTCGTTGACGCGGAGGAACCACTCAGCCACCAGCGGGGCCTCGGCATAGCCCAGGCGCTGGACGATCTGTTTCACGTTGGCATTGACCTTGGCGTTTCGTACCGGCGTCGCACCGTGGCGGACCCGGTAGGCGATGGCGTAGGCGGTCCACGTCGCTCGGCATGCGGCCTGCAGCTCGGTCTCGGGATCTGCCACCGGCGGCGTGGCCGGCAGGCCCGCCGGAGATGACGGTTCATCTGACGGTTCAATGGGGGTTATATGACGGTTAGGCGGCACGGGGCGCACCTCCAGACCTGCGCCCGGTGCCGCACCCCCTGCATCAGGCGCATCCCCGGGTGCAGCGGGCGCACCCCCTGCATGGGGCGCAGCACCTGCGCCCGATGCATCCCCCGATTTCCCTGCCTTTCGCTTGCCCTTCGACGGGGCGGCGGATGCATCGAACTTAGCTGGGGTGACCACGTAGACGCTGCTGCTGTTGAAGCGGCGCTCGCGCGACAGCAGGCCCACCAGCTCAAGGTGATCCATCGCATCGCGGACAGCGCGCGCCGACATGCAGCAGCGCTTGGCGATGGTGCCGACGGCCGGCCAGCACACGCCGTCGTCGTTGGCTTGGTCCGCGAGGGAGATCAGAACCGCCTTCTGGGTGACGCTCAGGCTTTGCAGGGGCCAGCACTGGCTCATGATGATCGTGGACATGCTTCAGACCGCCAGGGTGTAGTTGCCGCCCTGGGCCACAGGCCACCAGGTACACGCGCTGCGCCCGCTCACCGCACACGGCTTCTTCGGCCCACGCCAAGCCCGGCCGTCTCCCAACAGCTCAGGCAGGCGGCGCGCGAGCATGTATCGATCCTGGCCGGTGAGCTTGGCCAACTCCATGCTGGTCAGGCCCGGGTGCGCCAGCACAGCGCGCGCGGCGCGGTCCTGCTGGACGGCCTGCAGTCCGCTGGAGACCACGTGCGAGGCCGCCTCGTGGCTGGTGCTGATATCGGTGGAGCGCGCTAGATTGTTCATCGCGACGCCCTCCCTTTTGCGGCAGCGCGCGCCACGTTGCGCTCCAGGCGGTGGGCCATCGTGCGCAGCGCGCGGGCCTCGCTCACCATCAGCGCGGCTTCGTCGCTGTCGATCTGACGATCACCGATCGCATCAACTGCGGTGCCGGTGAGGCGCCCCACCCGCGTGGTGATCTCCAGCAGTTTCAGCTGCACCGCCGCGATTTCATCGGGCCAGCCGCCTTCGGGCGCGGGCGGCACCAGGTCCACAGCCATGCCGAACTGTCCGGCCAGCGCCTGCATCCACTCCAGGGCGTATTCGCTACCGCCTGCCTTCTCCTGCATCCACTCGGTCAGCAGCTCGGCAATCTCGATCGTCACCGACTCACCCTCGGTGCCGTTGAGTTTCGCCCGCAGCGTCTCCGGGTGCATGGACTTGCCGCGGCGGTCGGTCAGCCATTTGGCGGCCTCGACCACACCGCCCGGCGTCTTGCGCACGGCGTTGTAGAGGCAGTCGAGCCAGTTAATCGAGGAAGTACGGCAGGTCATGGGTCACCTTGGGAAGACGGGTGTTTCAAGGTTTCGGGCCGGGCCCGGCTGGCGCACGATCAGCGCCATGGATGAATTCAGTTCAGGGACGAAGGCCAGGGACGGCCAGTTAGGCGGCGTGGACGTCGAGATCGATGCGGCCTGCGTCCGGGTCGTCCGGCGGGGTGTCGACTGGCGCCGGGACGTGCGTGCCGAGCAGCTGCAGGACCTGCGGGAGGGCTGGAACGCCCTGCTCTTCCGGCCAAGCCTGAACCTGGGCTACAGGAAGCTTCAGCACCTTGGCCAGATGGGCGTCGGTCTGGAGGCCCAACCTTGCCCGCAGCGCGCGCTTGCTCATACGGCTATCGGCCAAGACTCCGATGACCTGCCGCTCCGATTCGGGCGACGGGTGCTGGAATGCCTCCGGGCAAAGCAGCGCCAGGAATTGTCGGCGAGCCGAAGGGATGCCGCTGGAACGCCATTCGCTGACGGATGGCGGCTTGATCTGGCAGATGCGAGCAACTTCAGTAGTGCCGCCGAGGCGGTCGATGATCTCGGAGTCAGTAGGCTTGTCCATAAAAACAATGTTAGGACTAGCTAATTATCAAGTCAATAGCCAGTCCTAATTGCATAGCGGTTAGCCTTACCTAATGACCACACTCGCCGAAAGATTGACCATCGCGATCGCGAACGCTGGAATCACCAAGGCCGAGTTGGCCCGCCGGGTAGGCATCAGCGCGCCGAGCGTCAACGGATGGTTCACAGGAAAGGCTAAATTCCTGCGCGGGGAGAACCTTCTCGCTGCAGCCAGGGCGCTTTCGGTCAATGAGGACTGGCTCGCTACGGGCAAGGGTTCTCAGATCCGCAGCGATCGGGTAGCCGCACAACCCGTGGAGAAGGTCTCAACATTCTTAGAGACTGAGACCCGGCCGGGCTATGTTCGCTTCGACGTTTTCGAAGGGGGCGCAGGAATGGGTGCAGGATTGGTGAACCAGGACTACCCCGAGGTAGTGCAGACGATAGAGGTGGCCGAGTGGGAAGTTCGCCGGAAGCTCGGCTTTCTGCCGCAGCCGGGTCGAATTCAGCTGATCACTGGGCGCGGACCCTCGATGCGACCTAAGCTGGAGGACGGCGATATCATCTGGATCGACACCAGCTGCACGTACTTCGATGGCGACGACTACTACCTCATCAACATCGGTGGGGAGACGCAGATCAAGATGCTGCAGAAGCGCGGTGACGGATTGTACGTAGTGAGCATCAATCCCGACTTCCCCACCTATCGGCCAGACGAAGGCGACGTGAACATTTTGGGCAAAGCGCTGATCCATGCTGGATTACGCCGTTTCTGATACGTACGTCCCACTTTCGGACAGGCACAAAAAAGCCCCGCCGAAGCGGGGCTTTTCCTTTGACTTCACCGCGGCGCGTTCACGCAGCTCGCTTTTGCTCAACGTAATCGTAAGCAACGGAAGAGAACCACGAGACTCCCTTCGCTTCTTCACCCATTTCCACCAGGCGAGCCTCGAATGCGTGCGCAAGGCTTTCAGTCAACTCGTCCTTGATGGCGAGAAAGCCAGCGTGAGCCATTTGGCCACTACCGAACTTAGCCATAACAATTCCTCTCATTTAAGTGATCTCTTATGCCGACGATTGGGGGGGGGGGGTACGCCCTCGGCGGCACTTAGGGTAACTGAACTTAAAATTCGTGTCAACGGATTTCGTTCAGATTACGACGCAACTGCCTTCAAAGTCGGCTCCACCTGACCTTCCTTTTTGGTCACCATCAGCCAATTGCCGTGGCTTGTTACGTCGTAAAGATGTGAAAGCGAGTCCACACCAAGAATTGCTGTGGCTACGCCACTCATAAATTGCGCATCAAGCGGGATAGCAGTGTGAATTTTCAGTTGGCGCGATGGGAAACGTTCATAGGTAAGGTGCAGGCAACCGACGATCGCTGTCGCCGCAATCCAGGCGAGTGCCGCATAGCTGGGCTGGGGGGCGTCTGCGAGGTTCAAACTCGGCTGGACGTAAACGTCCAACATGCGGACTTCACTCTTGGCCTTCGCGTGCGTTACCACAAGCAATGCGGCAGCGTACTCACTTCCCTCTTCCACGACCGCGCAGACACAACCGCCTGCGTCAGCTGTCTTCAGATCACCATGCACCGTGCGCTCTGTGTACTCGAGCGCAGCGTTGTAATAGGTTGCACTCACGTTCTCCGAGTGAGCGTCTATCTGGGCGAGCCATGCGCCCTTAGTCACGTCGAACAGCTCCGCTTTCACGTGATCGACAAACTGGTACTTCATTAACTTCCCCCTATAGCGCCGTCCTGGCGCAGTCGAAGCGTATCAGCCGATCTTCTCAGGATCTGTAGGAAAACCCCTACCCCTCTTCACTCAGTCTTTCGCCAGCACCCGACGGACCCAGCGCTTGGCCCTTACAGTCAGATCGGCAGGGCCACGATTTCCTTTAGGCGCTCGCGTAGTGCGTGTCGAATCAGAAAAGCTACCTTGAAAATTAGCCACTCCTATTGACTTGCCAGTTAGCCTCTCCTAATCTTGTTCCGTCGCCCCAGTAACAGCCCATCCGGGCCGGGGCACGGAGATCTCCATGGCCTTCGCCGCCTACACCGCTTCCGGTCCCGTCACGGTCAAAGCCGTGCACGCGACCAAGACCGTCGCCATCAAGTTCGGCACCGTTGAAATCAACCTCACCGCCGCCGAGTGGTCCGAACTCGCCATGCAGGGCTCCAGCGCCGCCCTCGAGCTGCACCGCGACACCATCCGTACCGGCATGCGCACCGGCCACATCCAACGCGGCAATGCCGACCTGGTCGGGGAAGCAGCATGAGTGCACGGGTAGAGTTCACTGGCAAAGGTCTTGCCGGGACCCTTTCCGTCTGCAGGCGAGAAGACGGCCGGTGGTGCCTGTCGATCTACAAGCTCACCGGCAAGTTCCACGATTATCAGAGCCTCGCGCACATTTCCGGCGACCTGAACCAGCGCCCGCACCTTGACTTAGGTGACGCACATGAAGGGCCAGTTCTCTGGCTGGGCGGCTCGTGCGTGGACGTGCCGCGTCGTCTCGGTCCGAAGCTGCGGGCCTTCCTCGCAGAGCATGCCAACGGCGGTGCCGCATGAGCCAGGTCATCGCCTTCCCCGTGCGCGACACCATGTCCCGCTACCGGCTCGAAAGCGTGCGCCGTATGGCCGCCCGCGCCGGCGCCGACGTGCGCAAGGTCGCCCGGGAGTTCATCGCGGCCGGCTGCAGCAAGGCCGCGCAGAACGACTTGGCCGAGCGCTACCGCCGCCACACCCTCACCAGCCCAGGAGGCGACGTCGCATGAATCTCGCTTCCTTCCTGATGGGCGTGCTGGCCGGCGGCGGCATCGCCGCCATCGTCACCACCCTCTGGTTCGAATTCTTCGACGCCGCGCATTTCGAGCAGCTGCTGCAGCAGATCCGCAGCCAGGGCGGCGGTGCATGAGCCAGGCCACCGCCAAAGCACCAACCGTGGCCGCCACCCTGCGCGCCATGCGCCGCGCTGGCGCCGTCGGTGAGCCCGTGCCGGCGGCGACCGTTGCCGAGTGGAACAGCGCCCTGATGGGCCAGCTGTACGGCATGCAGAAGGCTGTCCGCTACGAATGCCGCCCGCTGCACACGACGGAACCGTGGCTGGAAGCGCGGGAGGGCGACGTGCTGCATGCCCGGAAGCGCGGCCTTGATGTGCGAGCGCTCTACCTGCACCCGCCAGCCCCCAAAGAGCAGCACCGCTGGCCGCCGGACAGCAACGGCGACGGCCACTGCCTGGCATGCGGCGAAACGGAATGGCTCGCAGGACCGGACTGCCGACCCCATCCCCCGCTCCGCGACCACCGCTCTTCGATGCCCTTCCGAATCACCTGGATGCTCGAACCGCTCGAAAAACTCCAGTACCTGACCAAGCACATGAACCCGATGGACCGCGCCAGGTGGCGCAATGAAACCACCTACCTCATCGACCGCATCAAAGACCACGAGAACGGCAGCCGAACATGACGACCTACACGCGTATCGACACCGCCAACTCAGCAGACATTAGCGTCTCGGCATTCAGGGCTCTACCAAAATCTGGCCGATCGTCTCGCTCGGCAGTCCGCCGGGTCCAGGGTTTTAGCGACGGCACGGGCAGCGTCAATTGCGCCAGCTATGGCTTCTTCCCGGGTCCGGAATTCTGCGCCGGCATGGATTTGCTCAAGGAATACAGCTTCTCCTGCCGCATAAACCAAGCCCATCGCCGTCCACTGGTTCGGCGCGCAACTGTCTCGACCCGCTACCGCCACCAGCTTAAACACTCCTTCGTGCGTGTCCATCGGTCTCCCTCCATGAGTCCAGATCGCGACAGTACTCCTACCCACAGCGCGCTGCCAGTGTTGTCGGGGCGTTTCGGCCGCCAGGAGAAATCCCATGGCTGATGCTGAACAGGCTGCCCGCGAGCGCCCCATCCTCTTCAACGGCGCCATGGTGCGCGCCATCTTGGCGGGCCAGAAGACGCAGACCCGCCGCGTGGTGAAAGGCCACGCGCTGGAATGGCTGGATAAGGCTCAATTCACGCCCGAGTGCGTCGCCAGCCCTGGCAACGACCTGTGCCCTTTCGGCCAGGCCGGTGAACGACTGTGGGTGCGTGAGACGCACGCGATCTTCCCAACGCACGGTCAGCACCGCTCGGACGGGGAGCGCTGGGGTCCTTGGGGCGGACTGCCCACCACCCTGTCGCCGATGGGTGGCGAGATCGCCTACTACCGCGAGGGATTCGATCGATGCGACCCGGGCCGCTGGCGTCCCAGCATCCACATGCCCCGCTGGGCCTGCCGCCTGCTGCTGGAGATCACCGCCGTCCGCGTGGAGCGGCTGCAGGCAATCACCGAGGTGGACGCCGTGGCAGAAGGGCTCTTCCAGACCGAGAGCGGCAACTGGCTGCCCGGACCGTGCGACCACCCCGAGTGGGCCTTCCACCAGCTGTGGGCACAGGTCTACGGCGAGCCGGCGTGGAAGGCAAACCCCTGGGTGTGGGTCATCGAGTTCGAACGCGTGGAGGTGGCTGGTGGCTGATATCCAGCATCTGGTCAACGTGTCCGGTGGAAAGGACAGCACCGCGGTCTACCTTCGGGCCATCGAGTTGGGCCGCCCGTTCCGCGCTGTGTTTGCTGACACCGGCAACGAGGATCAGCGCGTCTACGACTACATCGCTGAGCTGCCGATCCGCACCGGCGGCCCGGTTGTTGAAACCGTGCGCGCCGACTTCACCCGTCAGCTCGCGCAGCACCGCGCCTACATCCTTGAACGCTGGCCTGGCGAAGGCATTCCTGATGAGATTGTGCAGCAGGCCGCAGCACTCCACGAGCCCACCGGCAATCCCTTCCTGGACCTGTGCATCAGCAAGGGGCGGTTCCCGTCCCGCATGGCGCAGTTTTGCACCGAAGAACTGAAGACCCTGCCGATCACGCTGCAGGTCGTTGGGCCCATGCTGAAAACCGGCCCTGTACTCCAGTGGCTCGGCATTCGCGCAGACGAATCGGCAAACCGCGCGAAACAGCCACGCTTTAACCGCCACGAGTCCGGGTCGATGGTGTGGCGTCCGATCTTCGACTGGACCGTGGAGCAGGTCTGGGCGCAGCACCGCAAGCACGACATTCAGCCCAATCCGCTTTACGCCCTGGGAATGGGCCGCGTCGGCTGCATGCCCTGCATCAACTGCCGGAAGAGCGAGCTGCGCAACATCGCGGACCTGTTCCCGGACCACATCGACCGGATCCGGCAGTGGGAAGAGATCGTGGCCTCGGCCAACAAAAGGCGCAGTGCGACGTTCTTCCCAGCCGTCACCGACCCGACCGACGTGGACCGACCAGGCAGCTACTCCCGGATCGACACGCTCGTCGAATGGAGCCGCACCGCCCGGGGCGGCCGGCAGTTCGACCTCTTCTTCCAGTCCCAGGCCGGCGGTGGTTGCACGTCCGACCTCGGCCTCTGTGAACGGAATGCGGCATGAGCCAAACCAAACTCCAATCGTTCCTGGAGGCCAACGTCAGCACGGCGATCGGCTTCGGGATCTCCTGGACGGTGACACCGTTCGTGATGGGCGCCTTCGGTTACTCAGTTGGCACCGTGACAGCCTTCAGCATCACCGTCGTCTATACGGTGATCTCGATCGCGCGCGGATACCTGGTGCGCCGGTTATTCAACCGGATGGAGGAGCGCCGGTGATCCACGTCGGAGAGTGCCTCGAAGTGATGCGCGCCATTGCCGCCGCCTCGATCGATGCCATCGTGACGGATCCGCCCTATGGCCTGTCCTTCATGGGCAAGCGGTGGGACTACGATGTGCCGAGCACTGAGACCTGGGCAGAATGCCTGCGCGTGCTGAAACCGGGCGGGCACCTGCTGGCGTTCGCCGGCACGCGCACCCAGCACCGGATGGCCGTGCGCATCGAGGATGCTGGATTCGAGATCCGCGACATGATCGCGTGGGTGTACGGCAGCGGCTTCCCGAAATCGCACAACGGTGAGTGGGGTGGTACTGCGTTGAAGCCTGCGCTCGAGCCGATCACGATGGCGCGGAAGCCCCTCACAGGCACGACTGAAGCAAACTGGCTGCAACACGGCACGGGCGGGCTGAACATCGAGGCCTGCCGGGTGCCCACCGTGGAGGACCTCTCTGGCGGTGCTTACTCGGCGTCTGGAAGATCAGTCAGCCCTGCCATGTCGCCAACAGGAATGAACCGCGCCGGCGCACGCGCAACAGGGGAATTCGACCAGCCCGCTGGCCGATGGCCGGCGAACCTAATTCACGATGGCAGCGACGAGGTCCGTGCAGCGTTTCCACTGGCCCAGGGGCAGCAGGGGCGAGCAAGAACAGACGGTAGTGCTCAGGGCAATGCGATATACGGTGCCATGCGGCACGGCACCAGGAAGCCAGAGCCGCGAATGGATCTGGATGGTAGCGCCGCTCGATTCTTCTACTGCGCCAAGGCCACCCGAGCAGACCGGAATGACGGAGTGCAAACCGGTCCGACACCAGCGGGCGCCGCTGGTGCAACGATGCGCGATCGCGAGCAGACCAACTGGCCGGCCCGCAACGGCAACCATCACCCCACCGTGAAGCCGACGGACCTGATGCGCTACCTGTGCCGCCTGGTCACCCCGCGCGGCGGTCTAGTGTTGGATCCGTTCGCCGGCAGCGGCAGCACAGGTCGGGCCGCGCTCATGGACGGCTTCCAGTTCGTTGGCATTGAACGTGATCCTGAATACGCCGCGATCGCCGAGGCACGCATCCGCGCGGTGCAGCCCGGCCTTTCTTTTGGAGATGCAGCATGACCCAGAAACACATCAGCCACCCCGAAGGCCTGCCTGCCTGCGCCGCCGGTCACAGCGCGCGCCACATCCTCGATATGCGCGGCGTCGACCGCGGCGGCGGCCACCTGGTCGAGTGCAAATGCCGCGCCACCAGCAAGCATGCAGAGCCCGGCCATGCTTTGGCCGAATGGCGGCGCATCAACCGCCCTGCCCGCAGCGCGCGGAAGGTCATGCCCGCGATCACGGTGCCGGCGGCGGACAATATCGTTCAGCTGGATTTCGGCACGGCCCTGACCACCCCGGCCCGCCGAAATGCGGCGGGAGGTGCCCATGGGCGCCGCTGAGCGACTGCCTGACCTGTACACCGAGGAACAGGCGGCGGCCTATTTGGGGGTCGCCGAGGTGACCCTGCGCCGCCGCCGCGCGGCCGGCGAGATAGGGTTCACCCGGATCGGCCGGCAGGCCCGCTACACCGAAACGCATCTACTGAACTACCTGGAGCAGCAAACGTGTCAACCCGCTTCCGTCTCGGCGACTACTGGCTCGAGCAACGCAAAGGCTCAACCGTCTGGTATCGGGCGTGGCGCGACGCCACGGGATGCAAGCAGCGCGCTTCGCTTGGCACAAGAGATCCTGAAGAAGCCAAGGTAGCCCTGGCCCAATGGTTCGTGGAAAACGCCGCGATGAAGGACCAGGCGCCGTCCGACGTGCTGTTGAGCACGGTCCTGACCCGTTACATGCACCAGCACGGCGACGCCCTGGCCAGCAAGGACAGCGCGAGCCGGGGTGTGGACCTGTGGAATGAATTCTTCGGCCCGGCGGCCACCGTGGCTGACGTGACCATCACGCGCCAGGAAGACTTCATGAAGTGGCTGGCCGAACGGGACTACACCGACGGCTACGTCCGCCGGATGCTGGGAGTGGGGAAATCCGCGATGAATCGGGCCTGGAAGCGCGGGGAGATCACGCAGGTGCCGTTCGTTGAACTACCCCCTATCGGGGAGGCCTACCCGCATTACGCCACCCGAGACCAGATTGTGCGGCTGCTCAACACCGATATGCCCGAGCACGTCTGGGCCTACTTCCTGATCCGGCTGTGCACCGCCTGTCGGGGCGACGCAGCGCGCGACCTGCAGCGGTTCCAGATCGACACCGCGGCTCGGCTCGTCCACCTGAACCCGGCCGGGCGGCGGCAGACCAAGAAGTACCGTCCGACTGTCCCGCTGCTGCCGGCCTTGGAGGCCTACCTCGGCACGGTGAAGACCCAGGCCTATCTGGTCCACTGGCACGGCCGGCACATCCAGTCGCTCAAGACGACGTGGCGGAAGCTCCGCAAACGCGCCCTGTTGCCGTCGTGGTTCGTTCCAAAGACGGTGCGGCATACGCTGGCGACGTGGCTGCGGCAGCGTGGTGTGCCCGCCTGGGAGGTATCTGGCCTGCTCGGCCACCACGCGGGCGGCACCACGGACACATACGCGAAGTTCGACCCGGCCTACATGGGCCCGGCACGCGCCGCGCTGACTGCGATTATCGAAGATCTGGGGAAGGATGTTCCAAGACTGAGTGCCCTACTTGGGGTCACTTTGGGGTCACCTTGCGTGACCCCTCAAACTGCTCTTTCCACTTCAAGCCTTGGTGCATCTGGCCTGAGAGTGGTGGGCGGTACAGGGTTCGAACCTGTGACCCCTACCATGTCAAGGTAG